ATTCTCCATAGACTTCATATGTACATTCTGGCTTGACACCACCTGTCATAAGGTCATCTACAGCACTACACTTGGTCTGTAAGGTAGGGGCATTTGACTGATATTCCATCAAGTCTACTACTCCCATATCACTTTTTCTTATTAAATCATTATCTTCAAGTATCTTTTGTGCATTGAATACCCATTGGTCTGCTTTGGATTTTGTAACACCAGTGATTTCAGAAATTTCTCTACCACCCCTTACACATATGTCGTGCAAAGATGATACACCAAAGTCCTCTAATTTTTTTGCTGTTACAGCACCGACACCTTCTAGTTGATTAATTTTCAAGTCTAGTATTGATTTTATTTCAGGTGACTCTAATTCAGTTTCTGGCATACTGTCTGTAGTGCCTTCTACTATATTAGTGTTCTCACTTTGTTTTTTTGTACGTCCCATCTGCCATCAACTTTATTGTGTTTGTGTTTTCCCATCTATGAAATAGTTTAGTAGCATCAAGATTAGATACGCCTTTCTCTTCTAATTTTCTCATGAACTCAGTTGTGTCAACCCTACCATCAGAGCTTGCACACTCTTGCCATATCTGGTGATATGTTTGTTCCTTTGACATTCTGCCTGTAGTGAACAGTTTTGACTGTGTGCCTCCTGCCTTCAAATCTATATCAAAATTCATATACATTGAGATTAACAGATCTTTTATTACGTTCACATCGTTAATATCTACTACTGGTTTAAACTTTAGTTTTGCATGTGCCATTGAAAGTCTGATTAAAGCCTCAAGCTGTCTTATACCAACTGTAAACTGAGTGTTTGATGCCTGTCTTAGTTTCTGATATATTGCTATTATTTCATCTCTTACATTTTTATCCAACACTGGTTCTTCCTTCTTTGCCAAGTTGACAAACGCAGTTAATTCTCTTTCTGTAAACCTACAGGTTTTATCTGCTTCTTTGTTTGTGAAACCATCTAATATATGATCTGCCTTTGCTTTGTCTTCTATCTGGCTTACCTTATCCTTGATTAACCATATCAAGTCAAATCTTGAAAGTAACGGACTTGGTATGTTAATATTATCCATTAAAGCCAATGAGTCATCATAATTTCCGAACTTTGGATTGGCTGCTGCGAGAATGCTTGTCTTTGCATCAAGTGTCAAATTGACACCAGCTTTCGCTATGCTTACTGTCTGTTGTTCCATTGCTTCATGCATTGCAGTTCTGTCATCTTTGTTCATCTTATCAAATTCGTCAATGTATGCATAACCATTATTACATAAAGGTAATACACCTGCCTGTGCGATCATTGTTCCATCGGAAAGTTTGACCATTCCAATTGTTAATCCAGCACTCGTTGTTCCCTTACCAGAAGTGTAAATGCTTTTCTGTGTTACAGAATTGCCATATTTTAACAGCTCTGATTTTGCCATTGAGGGGTCTCCCACTAATAGAATGTTTATGTCAGCCCTCTTTTTTGAGTCAACACCCCCTACTAATTGGAGTATACATGACAACTTAACGTCATTCATACCGTAAATATGTGGTGCATAGCTGTCAATTAGCTTCTTTATGAAGGTTTCTTGTGTAGCTTCTGCCCTAATTTCTTTCTCTTCTGCCCCTGTAGGAAGAATTTCATCTATATCTTCAGTGTCTGATAATGATACAATGTCAATATATACGTCATTTTCATCTTTCTTTTGATTATCAATATCAGATCTAAATATACCTAATACCTTTTTTCTTTGACCGACAAACGAAGTATTCACTTGTTTGCCGACCACTTTTGCAGTGCGTACCATTGGTGAGTTTTTTACTGCGTCTTCTAATGGTTGTTGTACTACAATGGTTTGTATATCCTCTGTTTTTAGATTGGTTTTTTGTATTTCCATCTTTGCTCCTCTACATGAAGATTTGAAGCATGTTAATGAATGAAGTTTTCTGTCTAACCCTGCACGTACTCTCTCTGTTGAGAAACAATTTGGACAGACAGCGTCTCCTTCTATAACAAATGTTTTTGAAGGTACTTGACCCACTACAATCGATGTGAATGCTATTGTTTGACCCTCAACTGTTGAGTTTATGTCCTGCATTTGTATCTCTTCATCTGAAACCAATTTGATTTCAAAACGTTTGAACAGTTCTGCAACACGAATACCTACAAGTCTCACTGCCTTCACGGCAAGAAATGCCTTTTTAGCAAATTCTTTAAAGTTCTCTTGATCTTCTAGATATAGATCGCCCCATGGTTCTTTTGATATGTCTATGGTCATAATATCGTCTGGTCTTATTGCATCTATTATTTGAGTCCATTTTACCGATGAAAACTCTTCAACTATTTTGTCTACTATTGCTGATTCTGTCATCATAGTCTCTTTTCACCCTCTTTTCGAATCAAATTACCTAGCTGTACATGTCGTTCTTGTAGTTTCATAAAGTCTTCTGGTGATAATTCCCTCACTTTTAATGTCCAGTTTTTGATTGGTGCATAGAATATAGGCATTGAATTTTTATTACTATTGTCTATAAAGTCTGCCATCTTGGTGTTTAAACCATGGTTTCTAACATAATCTTCTGCTACAACTGCAAGGAACAGACTCATACTAAGATGATTTGGTCTCATTTTATCCAAGTCTTCAAAAATTTTCTGTGCATGTTGACCTACCGAAAACGTAACAGTCGTTCTATTAAATTTCATATGATATGATACTCACGCTTCTATATAAGCCTATCCCAGAGATAACTAAGAGTTAGCTAAGAGTTAGCTAACTAACTTACTTAACTTAAGTTAATTAAGCTTGATGCCTGTTAATCCTTTTACCTTTGCTGTAATGTCAAAATATCAATCTGATTACTTAAAACTACTTCGTCAGGCATAGATACGTGTGGTTCTACCCCTCTCTGTACAAAAGCATCTACGAATGTCTGTGCCTTTGTGTGGTTTATTAAAGTCTTCAAAGTCTTTCCATCTTTATTTTTCCATGTAAATTCAATGAACATAGGGTCTCTATGGAGCATTAGTATTTAAGATTTGTGACTCTTCTTTTATAACAGGATTTATAATGTCGTTAGGGTATTTAAGTGTTTACAGCTACCTTAAGACAAAAAAATATATGGCTAAATCTTTGAGAATATCCTAGATTTTGCCACTGTTGTTCCACCCTTACCATCATCAAAACTACAGAGATCGTAAATAGATTTCACTAATCCCTCATCTTCCAGTTCTGTGAGTTTTTCTAAGGCTCTTCTTCTTGTGATATGAAAAGCCCTTCCAACCTTACTTGCTATATATTCTTTACCTTCTCCCATATGTTCAAGTATCTGGTATTTGACGGATTTTACCCTCTTTATACCACTATCTTCACCATTTATTGACATATCAATTACGTCTTTATTTGGTCTGACAGGGTCAAATCTTTTGGGTTTAGACTCTTTCTTTTTCATTATAAATTACCTCCAAGATGTCCTGTTATTTTTCCTTCTGAAGCATTAAACTCCAAGGTAACAGTACCTATATTGGTAGGTGTAAATCCATTCTTTCTATCCATGTAACCATCATGTCCTAATGTTAATGCATTTTGGAATGTTCCTCCATTTAACATATGAATATCCCTAAAGTATGGTTTACCAGTACTCCAATCAAAGTCTAAAACTATCTCTGGTTGGTATCTCTTCTGGTGTATATGTCCACACATGTAAACATCAGCATTCTGATTCTTCTTCATATCTCTAAACATAGTTTCTGGTTGACCTCCACCCGATCCATGCATTGAGGCTATAGTCCATTCAGATAGTACTTTTTTCTTATACTTGACTCTTAATCCACATACTGCTTTTGCTCCCAAAAAGTCTACCTTATATGGATTACAGTAATGTCGTTCAAGATATGCTCTTGTTAATTCTTTTATCTTATACTCATGGTTTCCATGTAGATACCACCATATAAGTTCGTTTGTACAGTTGTTTTTATCCATACTACCCTTCTTCTGTTTTAAGTGTTGGTCATATAACGGCTTTAAAATATCCAATAATTCACCAGTCTGATTGTTTAAATCATATAGTGTAGGATCTACCATGTCTGGGTTAAACCTCTTATCATAGATATTAATTGCATCTATCTGATCTCCACCAAACAAAGTAAATCTAGCAGGGTCTTTAACGATAGCTTTTATTCTTCTTTTTAGTAAGTTTACATCACAACCTATATGACCATAATGAATATCAAATAAACCCTCTAAGTATATAGAGCAGTCTTTCTTCAACCCAAGATCATAGAGATCTATATTAACGAATTTTCCATCAACCATTTTTTGTCTAATATACAGTGCATATACTTCTATATAAGCATACCCCAGAGTCTAGAGTGAGCCCTGCTTGGCATTTGTATCGTCCGTTTTCTTTTCACTCTTCTTTTTAAAGTAAGCCTTTCTTCTCATATCATTTTTATATCCGTCAGGTAAGTGATGTATGCAAGGTTCAGCTAGGTTGTAAGTTGTATCACAAGATTCACAAAAAGGGTTGATTTTTTTCATAGAGTTCTTCAGCCTT